ATCATGTGAGTTCGATTTACAAGATGATTACGATTTGTCTAAAGATGACAGATTAAATCTTGATGAATTACAAATCGAATTAGAAGATCAAACTGTTGGTGTATGGGAAGCAGACGATGAAGATGACCTTATCGAAGAAATCACAACCGCATCTGGATGGTGCATTAAATCCATTGACTATGAGGTACAACTCAAATGAAACTTGAACTAAACACAGAACAATTAGAACTACTTGAGTTCATACTCTCAGAGTTTGAGTATGAAGATGACAAGGAGAGAACTTTGATCGAACAGATCGAAGCACAAATATACAATGTCAGAGAAGAGGACTTGCTCAGAGTGGCAAAGATTCTAAAGGCACAGGCAAAGCAACCGACCCCACAATGGGATTGACAAACTCTCCCAAATCCATTATAATATATCGTAAGGAGAAAACATTAAATTAATGAAAAATCTTTATATTGTTGAATATTGGGTTCCGTTTCCTCAATCTGAATATGGGGGAATAGTCAATGTGATTGCCGAGACGGATTCCGAGGTTTTTGACCTACTATCAACAGATGACTCTTTTAATGAGTCATATATAAATCGTATCATGCCGAATGTCAAAAAGGCACAGAAATTCCCACTTGTAGATGAGTATGAGTCGGGTATTATCGAAGCATTTGTGACTTAATAAATCAAGTCATTATTAACTTAACTATCATGGAACCATTATACAGAATCGAAGAACAGTCAACCACAGGATGGCACGATTGGGATAAGAGCGAACCAGACATGACAAAAGATGAGTGTATGAAACTCTATAATCGAATTGTAGGAGACGGAATCAGTCCAAGTGATGTACGCATTAAAAGAGTGTCATAATGTATGTACCACAGGTCAATGATTATGTGAAGTGGACAACGGCACTTGGCATGGTTCATGAGGGATGGGTGTATTATAAGGGAAAACAGAGTGATAATGAAAAGAGAGTGAAGAATCACTGGTTGCCAATATCGAATTACATCACGATTGAGATTGCAACCAAACCCAGACCACAGTGTGACCTGACTACATTCTTACATAAAAGGATTCATGTGTGTCTATGTTGTTATGAAGAGAACTGGCATGAGTTACAATTTATTCGGAGAAGAGTCAGTAAACAGAATGACAGCGACCCCGATGAAGTGTTGAGTTATGGTGCATATAAGTCTCAGGAACATAGATACCTTGACCCCCAATAATGTATAGTATGATACAGAAAAACATTTAATTTAATTAAAAAAGGTTATTTTAAATATAAAAGTGTTAATTATACCGAAGGGGAATCCACAGAGAATCTGTATGTATTATGATCTGATTGAATGTAGATTTTAATGCTTCTGAGAGTTGTGACCTTTGCGAGCATAGCATAAGAATCTCCTCTTGTCAAGATAGCAGACGGGCAAAAATTCACAGATTGTAACAATTAGTACACAAGTATTATAAATAAATTGTTACATTATATGAATCTCGACTAGATTTCTCGTATTATACTTGACATCTCGACGAGATAGCACTATAATAACAGTATACAATTCAATTCTCGACTAGATTTTATGTACGACGATTTTGATCTCGACTATACATATGACTACTCATCGAGTCTCGACGAGGACTATGCCGACAACAGGTATTATCTCGACGAGAATGAAGAGCATGCACGAGAAAGTACAGACTTTCAAGAACTTGCATACCTGCATTATGCCTGATGTATTAGTACGAGATTGCAGCTACAAGGAATCAGACTACGAGACCCCATTATGGAGGGAAAGTGGGGTCTGAATTCTAGTACGAGAATGAATTAACTAAACTCTTGGACGTGGGAAATCCAAGAGTTTTTTTTTATGTGTGTGCCAGTTCGTTTATTGGCACATGTCCTCGAATCTGATCTGAGCACGATGGGCAGCGACTGCTTGGGTGGTATCTTTATTAATATCATAACCTTGTTGCTCTAATTCGCATAGGCACTCATCGAACAAATCTTCCATAATCATTTCATTTTGTAGTGTAGACATTTTTGGTTCCTGTAACGTTATTTTTAACTTAGCATCGATCCTTGGAGAATGGGAATCTAATGTGACACTAATGTGACTGGCACAACGAATTATAATTGCGCGGGAGGAGTGTCGAAAGTTTAGAATCAGTCCTACCCCAGACCTATTACTAGTATTACTGCACATCTAATTGGATTCAAGTTAGATTGTGACACTAATAATATTGGCACACTGACACTACTACTCGTGGCGATAGGCATTATAATAGACATATGAGGTTCTTAATTAGACTTGGTAAACAAGTTAGGATAGAATCTCAAGTCCTTTATTCCCTTTTCACTTATGCCAAATTGGTGCAGAAACAGAGTTGATGTTTACTCAGAAAACAAAACTGACTTGCAGAAGGTGTTGGACATCTTTAGTAACAAAAATGTATTCGCACAGATTATCCCCGAACCAAACTGGGCAAAGATTCCTTTTAAAGGAGAACTTCCCAAAGTTCGTGAAATGAAAGCACCGAACGGAAAGGTAGTTACAACAGTCACAGAATTTTCTGATGGCACACAGGATACCAGATGGTATGACTGGAGACTACAAAACTGGGACACTAAATGGGATGTGCACGAAGTTGATATTGAGGAGGAAAGATGGAAAGATGAATTAGAATCTTTCCAAGCAACTTTCGATACTGCATGGTCACCACCCGAAGCAATCTGTCGTCGTCTTCGTGATATGTTCCCGAAGGTTAGCATCTCATGGTTCTATGATGAACCAGGAATGCAGACAGCAGGTTACCTATAGGACAGTTATATTACTGTCACAATACCCTCTTCACAGAGGGTTTTTTATTGCTATTATAAGTATGTAAGCAAATTTCCCACACTATGCCGAAACCCGAAATTCATTTCAGTCCCGCATTTGGAATGGGGTTCTACATCGCAGAAGATGGAACTCTCATGAGCATGCCAGCAGTTACAGATGTAAATGGTCGCACCACTATGGATATTGACAATGAAATTGCCGTTGATGAGTGGGATGACCCCAGTGTTTATTCCCCATCTCATATGATGGTGCTTGCACAGATTATGCAGATTTGCACTCTCAAACGTGACTATGTAAGAATCGGTTATTATGCCGAAAGATTCGGGAGTGCAGCAAAATGAATGAGCATACCTACGAAGAAATTCTCAAACTTTATAACGAAGGGGACTTTGACCTCTTCGACTTAAAGTCCGATCTTTATTACCAACTCTTTTACTCTTACAAGGACGATTATTATGAAACCTAACGGAATTAACATCGAATTGACACCCTGTCAGTATGACTACCTATATGAAACCTTAATGGAAGCATACTCAAACGATGTCGCACAGCAAAAGGAATGGGACGTGCAGACATTCGACAATCTAATTGATAATGTCTGTAATGGTAAATCTACCATACTATCAAACGATGTCAAGGGAGTATTACATGACACTTAAACAACAGATTAAAGAATACGTTGACGACCATTACACACATTTCGGATTCTATCCCTATGATGTCGAAGTTGATGGGCAAATTTATTCTTATGGTGGTTACTGGGCAATCTTAGAAGATGATAGATTTGACTAGTGGACAGTTGAATTACTGTCACACATCGACTTCACAAAACGTTTACCTATCGTTTATAATAGGTACATAAGCAATTCACCCTCTTTCCCTACATGAGACTAATTGAACAGCAAATGAACTCAGCAGTTCGTAACAAACAGAACTTCTCCAAGTCTAACACTATGGTTCGTTACGACAAAGCAGAGAACATGAGTTCCGTTTATTTACATGGTCATCGTATTGCCGACTACTGCCACACTAAAGGCAAAGCATGGATCAGTTCTTGCGGATGGGAGACTAACACCACTAAGTCCAGACTTAATGCGTTTCTTTATGAAGTTGCATACGGTGTGAGCATCTTTCAAAAGAACTGGGAGTGGTTCCTACATGATAACCGCACCACTGCAACAATCGATTTCTATGATCGCATGGTCGTATTCAGCAAACCTCTTACACTCTCAGCAGTGTAAACAATTGTTTCAGATGCTCACACTGCGTGGGCATCTGTTTTATAATAACAGTATAGCAAATTAATTCCCTTTCCCAAATGAATCCAACAGAAAGAATTATCAAACGCATCCTTGAAGTTGAGAACTTTCAGAACATGGCATGCGTATGTGCTGACTTCGCAGAGTTTTGTGAAGAGGTTATGGAGTGGGGTGTAGACCACATTGCACAGGTAGAGTTGTTTGATACCTACCGCAGTTTCAGAGACTACACCTTTAACCCTGAGTTAGACATCAAAAGACTTGATGCGTTCATTGTAGCAGAAAACGGTTACATTCGTTCGTGACTACAGCAGTTCGGGGGGTTGATGCCCCCCTTATATAAAATCGCATGACTCCCCTAGTCTACAAAGTGTTACGAAAGGCAGATATAAATTCCACGTCTTAAAAAAAATTTTCGCATATATAAAAACGACGACTAGGTTTTCATGAAATGAAAAAAAATTTTGACGAAATTTATTCCACTGTAGAGATCGATCCAGTAACTGACAGATATCATATGACAATTCCCGAAGAAATTGTAAATGAATTTGACTGGTATGAGGATCTTGTGTTAAAATGGAATTTAGAAGTCGATGGAATCTATCTCACACTTAAGAAGGATGATTAAAAGCTATCACATTTACCTCAACGATAAATGTCTGTTTAAGAATTTAAATGAAGAAGAGTTTGATCTGATATGGAATAAGTTATATACATCATACTGGAGAGAGGAAATTACATACACAGAAGTGAATGAGATGAGTATGGAAAACTCTACAATATATGAATCTTCTTATTGACAAAAGCTTCTATATAAGTTAGAATTGAATTGATCGCAATCTATTATGGCAAAAGGATTTACAGTAAAAGCAAAGAAACCCGCTGTTCAGAAAAAACCCGAATGGGATTATGAAAGAGCAAAGGAATTAGTAAAAGGTAAGAAAATAGTTTTTTGTTTACCAGGTCGAGGAGTATCATACCAATACTTAAAAAGTTTCGTACAATTATGTTTTGATCTTGTGCAATGTGGTGCAAGTATTCAAATCTCACAAGATTATTCATCAATGGTTAACTTTGCCCGTTGTAAGTGTCTTGGTGCAAACGTTCTTCGAGGACCAAATCAAATTCCATGGGATGGAAAATTGGAATATGATTATCAACTTTGGATTGACTCTGATATTGTTTTTAATTCAGAGAAGTTTTTTCAGTTATTGTTAGATGCAAATCCAGAAGGAGGAAAAGAAAGACATATTGTTGCAGGTTGGTATTGCACCGAAGATGGTAGAACAACCTCGGTGGCACATTGGTTGGAAGAGGACGATTTTCGAACCAATGGTGGTGTGATGAATCACGAAACCATCGAAAGTATGTCAAAACGCAAGAAACCATTCACCGTTGACTATACAGGTTTCGGATGGTTATTGATCAGAAAGGGTGTATTCGAAGACGAAGGATTACCTTATCCTTGGTTTGCTCCAAAGATGCAGGTATTTGAGTCGGGTGAGGTACAGGATATGTGCGGCGAAGATGTCTCGTTTTGTCTCGATGCAAAGGAAGCAGGTTTCGAGATCTGGTGTGATCCACGAATTCGTGTCGGACATGAAAAGACAAGAGTTATATAAAGTTCGTCGAGGACAGAAGATTCTTGGTAAGAATCTTACAGAAGAGGAGTACTTTGATTTAATGGAAGATCTTGCTCAAGAGTTTTATGAGGGCAAACTTCCAAATCCTCTCGATCTTACAACTGAAATACAAAAAGAATATGAAGAATGAGCACATTAATTACGAATTTACCCTCCTATGAGGTATGGGTACGAAAAGAATACTTAACCGATCACAAGAGTGGTCATGGTGAATTTGTAAAGGGAGTCTGGGTATCTGCAAAAAGTATACCTGGTCGTGCCTTTTATTTTGAAACTTATCTACCTGAGTATGCGGCCATGTTCGATAAGTTGCCAATTTCTGCGTTTCTCTCGTCTCCAGAAATACCCGATCCTGATATGACTCTTCATAATCTACAGTTTTGGAACTGTATGGACTATGGTGTAGTTGCCGTTCAGAAGCAGTTTATCGGAAGTATGCACTATGAAGTCTATACAAGAGATTTTGGCAATCAGACGGGCACGTACATATGTACTCTTGACAATTATCACTCAGATGTAGACGCAATTGACTACTCAACCAGTGAACAACCTGCCGAACATAAGTCTCATAACCTTCTTGAATTGGACAATGGGCAGTTTTGTCTCTATCCAAACAACAGAATGAGAATCTATGACAACAGTATCACTCCTGAGACACCTAAGATTCCTGATTTTAAGGTATCAACCGTGTATTATCAGGTGGAGAACGGTCATGATCGTGATGGATTAGGTTCAGAAGAGAATTATTTTTGGAAAACAGCAAAAGAAAGGTCAGTTGATACGAATGTTGGAGCAGGAAATACGGCAACTGGGACTGTAGATGTTAATATTGAACCAGAACTCGGATAATTTTCTTAAAAAAAGGGTATAAATAAATATAAAACTTGGTTCATGGCAATCAGACGGGTATCAAGAGCGTTTAAAGACATAAGTTTATCGTTTAAACCCCATCCAATCACAAAAGATTTACCCATTCTTAAAAATGAGAGGGCAATTAGTCGATCAGTAAGGAATATTGTAGAGACAATACCGACTGAAAAATTTTTTAACCCTGATTTTGGGTCTGATGTATATAAAAGTTTATTTGATTTTGTTGATTTTGGTACAGCAAACATTATACAGAGTCAAATTGAGTCTTCGATTGCAAATTTTGAACTAAGAGTTGATAATGTAAGGGTTGAAGTTGATCCACAACCTGATTTAAATCAGTTTGAAGTCACTGTAATTTATGATATCGTCGGTCAAGAGTTCCCAACTCAAGAATATTCATTTATATTAGAGGCAACAAGGTAAATGCCTTTCTCAAATTTTACAAATCTTGATTTCGATCAGATAAAAACATCAATTAAGGACTATTTAAGAGCAAATTCCAACTTTACGGACTTTGATTTTGATGGTTCGAACTTTTCTGTCTTAATTGACACTCTTGCATACAATACTTATATCACTGCATTCAACTCAAACATGATTGTGAATGAATCTTTTCTTGATTCTGCCACTTTGAGAGAAAATGTAGTGTCGTTAGCAAGCAATATTGGATATACACCACGATCTAGAACGGCAGCAAACGCACAAATATCATTTGATGCCAAAGTAACTGATGATACAAGCACATTAACCTTAGAACCAGGCATAGTTTGTACTGGAGACGTTGATAA